CTGGATTCAGCGTTAACCCTGACGATCCACAATCAGTAACTGTAGAGTTCAGACCTTCTGCACAGCCAACATTTGATTTGTCTAAATCATAATTAAACAGACGTTTGATTAATTCTAATGTAGTATAGTAATAGATATTTTTAATTCATGGCATCAAACAAGACCATGCGAGCGATTGATCGTTTGCGTAAAGCTGCAAACCTTGAAGCAGTAAGAAAAGAAGTCACATTATCTGATGGAACGGTCTTTGAGATGTGGGTGACACCTCTAACTCTTGCTGAAAGAGAAAGAGCATTGAGAATGGCTAAAACTGATGACACAAATGAGTTTGCTTTACGTTTGTTATTAACAAAAGCACAAGACGAAAGTGGTGAAAAATTATTTCAGTTAGGTGAAATTGACGTATTGAAAAATGAGATAAGAGATTCTGACTTACAAAAATTAATGCTATGTGTCATACAAGAGGATGAAGAGCCTATTGACCCAAAAGATTAAGTGCTGAACTGCGAAAAGATAACTTAATGATGTTGCAGTTTGGTATAGCAAAAGAGCTAGGTATGAGTTTATCCGATGTTAGAAAAATGACTCTCGAAGAAGTATTAGGTTGGAGTGCTTACTTTCAGATATTGAATGAGGATCAGGAAAAAGAAATGCAAAAGATAAAAAGACGTAGGTAAATATCATATTTTGCTTTAATATATAGACAACAGTATGCAATAACTTTGTGGCTAATTACGATGCACTGATAAATTTAAAGATAAAAGGTTTTAATCAGTTAAAAAAAGTAGAAAAAGTAGTAGATAAAATAAATAAACCTGTAGCAAGTGTAAATAGGGTATCAAGAGCAGAACAAAAGATAACTAAGGATAAAGAAGCTCAAAAAGCAGCAATGATAGAAACCCGCAGGGTAGGGGATGAAATTCAAAGAAATGTAGATAGAGGATTAAAACTTAGCAAAGCACAGAGAGCAGTTGATAGATCTGCTTTAGCTAATCAAAAGGGTGAGTTTAAGGTATCAAAGGCTCATTTAAAAGTCGCATTGGAAGAATTAAAAACCCAAACTAAAATTACAGAACAGTTAAGTAAACAAAATGGATTAAAGACTAAATCTACGGCAGGTGGATTATCTGTAAGTACAGGTATATCTTCATCAAGATTTGGAAGTGTTAGAGAGCCAGGATCTCCTAGATTTATTGCCAGCAGGATTGGCATGGTTCAAGGACCGCAGCCAGCAAGTGTAAATGTAAAACCATCAGGACCAACTTCTTCCCTAACACGTTTAACAGGAAATACACCTTTAGGTCTAAGCGGTGTACAGGCTTTTCCTTCGACAAAAGAACTAGGTATGTTTGGACCAAAATTACCTTTTCTTGGAAAAACTACAGGTTTTGGTAGTTCACCTCTACTAGGAAGTAAAGATTTAGTAGGATCGCCAAAAAATATTTTAGATGTAGCCAAGCAAAATGCTATGCCAGTTAAGGGTACACCTGACTTATTTGGGTCTCCTAAATATTACGAAGCAGTAAATAAAGAAGCTAAAAAAGTAGCTGCAATGAAAGGTAACGTATTACCTGTAAGCGGTATGAAGCATATAGTAGGTTCTCCAGAATATTTAAAAGAACAAGCTAGGAAAGCTAAATTACTTAAGGGTGCTTCTACTGGATTTACAGCTACTGAGTACGGTCCACAGAGACCTGGTATATTTGATCCTGCTAAGGGTGATTTTAGTAGATTAAAAGATAGACAATCTAGGAATGTTCAAGGTAAACGAACATTTATGAATAACCGTTTTGCTCGCATGGGATTACCTATGCCTACAAAAGGTTTTGATACTCAAAGTGCGTTAATTAGTGGTGCGTTTCCTCTATTGTTTGGGCAAGGTCCAATAGGTGCTGCTGCTGGTGCATTAGGTGGTGGTATCGGTGGAATGTTTGGAACTATGGGCGGTTTTGCTGGAGGTATTGCTGCAACTGCTATTGTTCAGCAGATTCAGTCTGCAATAACTGCAATCAGCGAACTGGGCAAAGCACTAGGACCATTTACTCAGAATACGGAATCTGTTGTAACTTCATTAGGTCTACAAAATAGTGTTCAACAGGCACAGATACAATTAATAGAACAGGTAGAAGGGAAGACCGCAGCTTTTAATGCTGCAATGAAGTTAATGGCAAATGATATAGGTCAAAGAGGTGTTAATGCTTTAAAGAAATTTGGCGAATCTTCAAGAATTTTAGGTTCCCAATTTACATTATTAATAACTAAATTACAAGCTCTTGGAGCAGGTGTGGCAAACTTTGTTCTAAAGATAACTGGATTGCAGGATAAGTTAAGAGATGCTGATGCAGGAAGAGTTGTTGATGCTGCTGCCTTAAGAGGTAATACAGAAGCTTTAGATTTACAAAGACGACAAGCTGCTATAACAGCTATGGATAGTAGAGGAGGAGAAGGTATTAGAAAAAGTAATTTACAAAAGGAATTAGATTTTGAAAGACAATTATTTGCAGCCAAACAGGAGGGTGTAACACAAGCAAAATTATTAAGCGAAGAATCAACAAATCTATTGACTAAATTACAACAAGAGGTTGATTTAAGAAACAGAGTTGAAGAATTAATGAAAGAAGGCAACAGTAAAACTCTTGCAGAGAAATTAGCAAAAAATGAACAGATATTTGCACAAGATAAAAAAAGAATAGAAGAATTAGTTAAAGGATTACAATTAGAAATAGATTTCTTGGAACAAAAAGAAAACTTTGGCAAAGAGGATGAAAAGCAGTTAGATCGTCTTGTTACTAAACAAGATGCCATTGTTGATTTAATAGATAAATATAATAAAGGTCTAATTGATGCAAATGAACTAACAAAACAATTAAACACAGAAACAGAAAAATTTAAGATTACAAATGAAGAGATTGCTAACTTACTAGCTACTGAAGCTACTAATGCAATCATGGGTCTTATAGATGGAACAAAAACATTAAGTGAATCATTAGCAGGAGTTGCAAGACAACTAGCTTCTATGTTCTTAAATAGAGCGTTCGGTGCATTTTTTGGTAATATTTTTGGTGGAGAACAAGGTGGTTACCTTCGTTCTGGTAGTTTTAAAGCTTTTCAATACGGTGGAGTCGTCAGTTCTCCTACACTTGGAATGATTGGTGAAGGTGGTGAACCAGAATATGTTATTCCATCCTCCAAGATGTCTGGAGCGATGGCTAGATATTCCGCAGGTGCCAGAGGTGGTGCTGTCATCCCAGGTGGTTCTGGTGCGTCTGGTACAGTTACAGGTTCTTCTGGTAATACAATCGTTGAATATACTGGTCCTGTCCTTAACTTCAATGGAGATGAATACGTTCCAAAAGATTCTGTTCCTCAGATAATAAATGCTGCTGCAAAACA